ACAGAGGACAAGGCAAATGAACATTGAACGTGAATTTTACACCAGAATTGACACCACTTTTGGCGATTGCAATAATGTGGCCTATCATTTAGCCGAGAAATGTGCGCTAACAACTGGCGACATGGAGAGATATTTAATTCGTTGCGAATATGAAGAGCAAGTCATTAAGAATAAAAAGAGCAAAATGATTATTTATGCGGACTTAGCAGAGAAATACTGCAAAAGCATTCATTCGGTCATCTATATTGTAAAGAAAATCTAATTGTAAAAACTTTACAAAAAGCATATTTCTATTTCCGCTAACTTTGTTAACATGGAAATTTATAATTTGCTAATCAATAAAGACATCGGAACTGACAAGGGCGAACTCTCGGCCGATTACGTTAGGTCTGAAATTTCAAAGGCACAATCACAAGGGTCAAAAGAAATTAAATTGATAATTAACTCACGTGGCGGCAGCGTTTACGAGGGTTTTTCTATTTACAACGATTTGCAAGACGCAGGTCTAAAAATTACGGCATACATTCATGGTTTTTGTGGGTCAATTGCAACTCTAATTGCATCGGCCGCATCTTATGTTGAAATGTCTGAGACGGCTCAATATATGATTCACAATGCAAGTGGCGGAGCGCAGGGAACTGCAAACGAAATTAAGTCAACGGCAGAGGCATTGTCGCAAATCGACACAATCCTTGCTCAGAATTACGCTAAGAAAACAAACAAATCAATTGAGGACATCATGGCAATGATGGATAAAACAACTTACATGACACCACAACAAGCAAAAGAACTTGGCTTTGTGGATGCGGTAAGGATGCCAATTGCAGCATACGGAAAATTTAACGATAAAATAAAAATGGATACAAATTTTAAAAACAAAATTGCCTCTGCTTTCAAGGCTATTGAAGAGGCATTGACTGGCACAGAGCCAACAAATGGAGTGGAATTTCTTTCAGATGGAATTACTGAGATTTACTACCAAGCTGAAGAGTTGGAAGTAGGTATTCCAGTTTTTTCTGACGCAACATTCATGACTCCATTAACAGAGGGCGAATATGAATTGGCATCTGGTAAAAAAATAATGGTTAGCGCAGAGGGAATGGTTGCTGAAATCGTAGAGGTTGAGCAAGTTGTAGTTCCAGTTGTGGCAGAAGCTGAAGTGGAAACATTAAAAGCACAAGTTGAGTCATTAAATGCGGAAATCACTGCTTTAAAAGCAGAGAAAACAACGATTGAAACTGCAAGCGCAACATTCAAAGCGAAAATGGACAAAGAGTTCAAAGCATTAAAGTCATTAGTTGAAACGGCTGAGACTAAAGTGGTAAACGCAGCAGCAGCAAAGTCAGAGGTTAAAAAATCGCCATTTGACATCGTTGCAGAAAACATTAAAAAGCAATATTAATTTAAACAAAAAATAAAACAACAAGAAAATGGCAGATGTATTAGACATTAACGTTAGTTGGGCAGGGCAACAAGCTAACGAGGTTTTAATAAAACCAACGTTTTTAACTCCAGAGTTACAAAACGAATTCAGAATCATTTTGGACATTAAGTCTAAAAGACAATTAGCATTAGACACAATTTTATCTGGCGTAGTACGTGCATCGGTTGGTTGCGGTCGTGATAATGCAGGCGATGTAGTTGACATCACTGAGAAATTTATTGAGGTTTGTGATTTGAAAGTTAATTTAGACCAGTGTGCTAAGAACTTGAAAAACACTTTCATGGAAGAGTTTTTGAGAACTGGTAACGAGGCTCAAAACTTAGAGGGAACTATCGTAGAAAACTACATTATCGAGAAAGTAACAAACGCAGTGCGTTTAGACGTTTACGATATTGCTTGGTTTGGCGATGAGAACTCAACAAATGCAACTTTAGATTCATGTACTGGTATCTGGGCTCGCTTAATTGCAGGCGCTAACGCTTATGATGTTAAAAGAGTAAAAATTGCAACCACATTAGCTGATTGCACTGCATTAGACACTTTACGTTCTATGTACGAAACTGCTTCAGACATCTTAGACCAAATGCCAGAGGGCGATAAATATTTCGCTTTAACACGTGAACTTTATGACAATTATTTGACTTGTCGTGAAGATGCTTGTTGTGGTGATAAATCATGGGATATGGTTGAAATGGCTGCGAGAGTATTACAATTTAGAGGCATTCCAGTTTACAAGAAATCACGTTGGTCTCAAGTAATCAAAGCTAATAACTTGAATAGCAAACACAGAGCAGTTTACACATACAGAGAGAACTTAGTAATTGGAACGGATGCAATTTCTGATACAAATACATTAGATTTCTTTTATGATAAAAGAGACAAAATGAATTACATCGATGCTGAGTTCAAAATGGGAACTCAATACATCTATGGCGATTTGACTGTTATCGCATTATCATAATTATTTAACTTAAAAAAAAGGAGACAACAATATGCCATGTGGAATAGTTAGTGGATTAGCTTGTGCGACTTGCGAAGATTTGCAGTCGGTAGGCGGAATAAAAGCCAAAAACATTTATGTGGGTTCACTATCGGATTTAACCGATAGCGGATTTACCACAAATACATCTGGAGTTGTTACTGCAATCGGTTTACAACCATACAACTATCTTTACAAGTTCTGCGCAAAAACAAAAAGTGCGGGTGCAAGTCAAGAATTGGTTACTGGCGAAAACAATATCAAATCGTTTACTCAAACGATTACTGGTAAATTTCAGCAACAAACGCAGGATGCGAAAAATGTTTGGGATAATTTAAAATTAATTGACGATTTATTCGTTGTAGTTGAAAAGACAAATGGTTCATTTGAATTGTATGGAAAATCTGCGGGATTGGAAATCACTGCGATTGCAAAAGCAACTGGAGTTTTAATCGGCGATGACAATGCGTTCAATATCACTTTGTCTCAACCAATGGGCGGAGAGCAATCATTAGCACCAGATTTCTTTGTGACAAGCTACCAAGCTACAAAGGCTTATTTGGAGAGCAAAATTGCGTAATTAGTTTTAACAAAAATGTTTGGAGAGGCGATGTGGTTAACCATGTCGCCTCTCTTTTTTTTGTAAAATATTACTATATTTGCCTTATGACAATACCAGAAATTAAAATACATGTGAGTTCGCATGGCGGACAAGCAATGGACAGAAAAGACATCGTTTGGCATTTAATATTTGACATGTATAAAAGGTCAACTGGAAATCGTTTATCCACTGGATGTGGGTCATGTTATAAAAAAGCATACAGATGGCTGCAAAATCAGTAATTTATCAAATATACTTTGATGACAAAACAAAGAAATATGTCAGTCCAAATGCAATTGGCTATGACAATTCTATTTATGAGGGCAAGCAATTTCAGCCTGCGTTCGAAAATCACATCATTCGGGAACTAATTGAGCAAGGCAAGCATAAAGAGGCAGAATACTTTGGCGTTTTTTCGTGGCAATTTGAATCAAAAAATTCTTATTGGCTTAAAAATTTAGAGTCAGATGTCAAAGATGCTGACATTTATACGTTTTATCGCTTGCACACTCAACCAAATGTCTGGCGAGTGGCTGAGGGTTGGCATTCTGGAATCATTGAGACTGCTCAATATATCTTTAATCAATTTAATGGCCTAAAAATAGACCGATTAAACACTCCGACCATTTATCAAAACGCCCACGTTACACGCTCTGAGTTATACGAAGAGTTTGTTTGCACATGGTTAATACCTTTAATGGATATAATGGCGCAGAGCGAAGATAAATGGCTGCAAAATCGATTATTTACAGACACAAAATACAAGTCTGGCAGATTTTCGCCAGATAAAATTAAACAAATCACTGGCGTTGAATTTTATCCTATGCATACATTCATTTGCGAGCGGTTTTTTTCAACCTTTTGTGCAACTAAAAACTTTAAAATCAAACATTTATGCTAAAAGTTAAACTAACGAGCAACTATGCCACATCTGAAAGGTTGGCAAGTGAAGTCATGCGACAATTTGCTCCAAAAAATGCGGTCAAAAATTTTGAATTTACGTCTGGCAATGACTATGATTTGCTATTTATATTCAATGACACCACAGAAAAGATAAAAGACCCTGCAAAAACTTTTGCATTTGCGCAAGAGCCGAGTTGGTCGGCAAATTATAAGGATTGGACTGGGCAAGTTGCTGAGTTTATTGCGCCAGTTAATAACCAATTGCCAATGATGTTTAATTGGAGTGGCTTAGACTATGAAGATGCAATGAATTTAAAAGCCGAAAAGACTAAAAAATGCAGTTTTATAGTGGCCAAACAAGAACCGAGAGAGGGAACGTTGTATCAATTTAGAAACGAATTAGTTGAAAAGATATTAGCATCTAATTTGGACGTGGATATTTACGGCAAAGGTTGGGACATTAAAGATGCCAGATACAAGGGCGAATTAAAAGATAAAAAAGACGGCTTAATTGATTATCACACGTCTATTTGTATTGAAAATTCAATTGAGGATTATTACGTAACTGAGAAATTTTGGGATATTGTGATTTGCAATGCGTTTCCGATACCTTATTCGGCAATTGCTGAAAATACAATGCAACGTTTAGAGGCCATTATTTCACTTGCAAGCATGGGCGATTCACATAAACTTGTAGAAGACCAAAAAGAATATTACTTTAGCGACTTAAACATTTATAAATATATAAAAACCAAATGCCAATCTGCATAACTTTCGGGACAAAGGATTATCAACAAGCAATCGATAAATTGCATAAATCCATGAGCAGATTTATGTACACTAAAACGTTTAACGAGAAGAGTGTTGAAATGCTTTTTGATGCTTACCCAGAGCACCTATATTCGTCTCGGGGTTATGGTTGGTGGCTTTGGAAACCATATTTAATAGATTACATTTTAAGCATTATTGACGAGGGCGAATATGTTATGTATTTGGACTCAACAATTGAATGCTTAAAAAATCCAAACGATTTAATAAAAGAGGGCGAAAATATAAAGCTATTTCATAATGGCCAAAAACACATTGATTGGTGCAAGTCTGAGACATATTATGACATGGGCGTTGTTTGCATGCCAGACCAAATGCAAGCGAATGCAGCAATCCAAATTTATAGAAACACACCAGAGACCAGAGCGTTTGTGCAGGAATATTTTAATCTTTGCTCAAATCTTATGCTTGTTAATGACGAGTTCAATCCAGATTATCAATTGAGCGGATTTAAGGCTCATAGACACGACCAAAGTATTTTGACAAACTTAGCGGTCAAACACAATATAAAATTAACGACATCGCCTTGTCAATGGGGCATGGGAGCAAATTCATACTTTAACCATCATAGAACAATATGAACATTTATAAAATCATTCTGGCATTAATCGTTTTGATGTCATACAACAAAATTTACAAAAAGGACTGGAGTTTCTTTAAAGAATACGGCGGGTCAAGAATTTATTATACTAAAACAATTATCACAATTTTAATTGAGTTGGGTATTTTCTTTGTAATCTATAAAGCATGAAAATCAAAGGCGTATTAAAAAAAGACGACAACGGCCTATACATGGAAGTTGTTAAAAAAATGTATCTAAATGATTACATTATGAATGTTGAGCAGGCAGAAAAATTAAATAAAATAATCGGTAAAAAAATAACCATAGAATATGAAAACATTAGTCCAGTTGGCGATAAACAATAAGGCTCAACAAAAGCCTTTAGAATTTGAAGAGTTGTTGCATGCGCTAAACTCAATGAAGAGCAAAAAAATTGCAGTTGAAATTGGCAGCTATGACGGCGGATGTTTGCATGCTTACAAAGGATTGTTTGACAAAGTGATTTCGATTGATATTGCTCAACGTTCAAACATTGACGGCGTGGATTATTTAATTGGAGACTCTAAAGAGTTAAAATCTGAATTAATTAAAGCGCTTGGCAATAGCAACGCAAAGATTGATTTTTTAATGATTGATGGCGACCATACTTATGAGGGGGTTAAAGCAGATTTTGAAATTTACTCTAAGTTTGTGCGCAAAGGTGGGGTCATTGCATTCCATGACATATTAGACACACCAATTCACAGAGAATTATTCTGCCGAGTGGATAAATTCTGGAATGAAATTAAAGACGGCAAAGAGCATGACGAATTTATTGAGGGTTTTGACTGGGGCGGAATTGGAATTTTATGGATATAATTATAACTTGCAAAGATAGATTGCTGCATTTAAAAAAGTGTATTGCAACTATTAAAGATAAATCAAAAATATTCGTTGTATGTTACGGCGATGAAATGGCATTTAGATATTGCCGAGAAAACAAAATCCGCTCATGCTTGACGGCCGCAAAAGACTTTCATTTATCAAAGGCCAGAAACTTGGGGGTTGCTGAAACTAACGAGGAATGGATTTTCTTTTGCGATGCGGACACTTTGCTTGACCCAACTTTTTTTGATAAATTAGATTTAAAAGACGGCAATTATTACACTGGCGAACCAGATTGTTCTGGAAATTGCATCGTTAAGCGCTCAGATTTCATGGGTTATGACGAAAACATCAAAGGCTATGGCGGCGAGGACGTTGACTTGTATATTTCATTAACAAGAAAAGGGATTCAAAAGAACTTTATTAAGTTAATGCGATACATCCCACATTCGGATTTTGATAGGACAAAGAATTATGGCAACAATAAGAAGTGGGAGCAGCAACGCAAAAACATTATTTATTTAATGTCAAAGCATCCACATGAATTTATATTTCCACTATACGTCCCAAATGAAATGAAAACACTTTTTGTATGATATACAACTCAATTGTAATTGCTTTGCTATGCTTTGGCTTTTATAGGTCAACCAGACATGGGAATATTTTATATTTTATCCAAAGATTTGCGGATAAATTACCAAAGATAATTGGAAAGCCGATTTGTTTGTGTTTAACTTGCATGTCATCGTTGCACACATTGGTTTGGCATTCGTTTTTATTTGGGATGAGTGCTGACATCATTCCAACAATCTTAATTGTGGCCTCATTTAATTACTTTATTGATTTAATAGTCTCAAATTATGAATAAACTTGCAGGCATTTGGAACGTTTGGGATGGCGATGAGCATTTAAAACGTTCGATTGAGTTAATCAAACCACATTTGGACGTTGTTATTGTTGTTTACCAGAATGTAAGCAACTCTGGCGAATTATATGAGCCAACTTTGCCACATGAATTGATTGATTTAACAAATTTTTATATTCCTGCGCTTACGCAAACTGCTCAATGGAATGAAACCATCAAACGAAATATAGGTTTGCAAACTGCAAAGAGCGTTGGTTGCACTCATTTTATTCAAATGGACTGCGATGAAATGTATTTTAGTGAAGATTTTGAACATGCAAAGGAGCAAGTTTATATTGAGGAACTGGATGCAAGTTATTGCAGACTAAAAACATACTATAAATATCCAACTAAACAACTATCGCCAGACGAAGACTATTTCGTTCCCTTTATTCATAAGATTTACAAGGAAACAATCATGTGCTTTGACAAAAAATATCCTGCATTTGCAGACCCAACAAGGCGAACCAATACTTACGCCAAACATAAGCAAATTGAATGGCTTAGAATGCACCACTATTCGTTTGTCCGCAACAATATAGAGCGCAAGTTGAGAAATTCGTCATCGTCAAGCGCATTCGATGGGCAATATGAAATCTGGAATCGATTTGATGACACTGGCGAAATGATACATTTCAAAGATTATAAGACAATTGACGTGGCAAACCACTTTGATTTGTAAATATATTGCAAATATTAATTTAAAAATAAAAGTAAATTTGTAAAAATGGAACTTACTCAAATATCAGACAATTATTTCATGTTTTCGGCTAAAGCGCCTGCGGATTTATCTGTTTTTAACCAAACAGATGACACTGCAAACAAAATTGTGCGCTACGGCAAAGACAATAATTTTCCACAAGAACTAATCAAAGCAGTCCAATCGTCTCCAATTGCAAATGCTTGCGTTGAAACACACGCTAAATTTTTGTATGGGGATGGATTATATTTTGAAACTCCGACTGGAGAGGAAACAGATTTTTCAAAAAGATTAAAAGAAATTTTCAACGAGTCAGTTTACCAGAGAATCTGTTATGACATGGCTTATTTTGAATCTTTAGGCTTAATCATGAAATGGGATTTGAATGGCTATTTAAAAAGTGTTAAGTCGCAGGATTTTTCGACTATTCGTTTAGGTATTCCAAACAAAGATTTTGAAATAACATTTGCCAAGTTGTCAAGTAACTGGCAACAAGAAACAAAAGACAGAAGATACAAAGCCGTTCCGATTGACTTATATAATGACATTGAAACAAAAGCTAAAATTTCAAATTTTAGTGATAATTCTTTATTTGAAGATTTTAGCAAATGGAATGGAACGCTTAAATATATTCGCAGATACAAGCCAGGCCAAGTGTATTATTCGCAACCAAAATATGCGTCTGCATTAAAATGGATTTATGCCGATGGCCAGATTCAAAATTTCCACGCCAACAACGTTGACAATTCTTTTGCTCCTGCATTCATAGTTTATGTGCCATACAAATTAACTGGCGAGGACGAGAATGGTAAGGACATGAAAGAATCGTTGAGAGAATACATTGCAGACAGATTAACTGGCGCAGATAATGGCGGCAAATTTGCGATTTTAGATGGCTCATCAAAAGAGGGGTCAATCCAAATCATTCCATTTAGCCAGAGTACGTCTCACGAAATGTATATCACACTTTCTAATTTAATCAGAGACCATATTGCAACTGCATTTCAAGTTCCATCTATATTGGCAGGCATTCAAGTTTCTGGCAAATTAGGAACTGCAAAAGAAATTGCCGATTCGTCAATATATTATCAGAATGCAGTTATTAAACATGACCAAAATTTATTAATGTATGAAATGAATGCACTGGCTAAATTAATGGATGGGTATGATGGCACAATTATCAGTGTAAGCAACTCAATTCCATTAGCCTTTGTTGCGGAATCATTTGCAAACGCATTCACAGAAGAGGAAATTAGAGAGGCGTTTGGTTATGGCGCTAAAGAAGTCAAATTGAATACTGCGGCAAACAATATTATTGATAATATTAACGCATTGTCGCCATTGGTTGCTAATAAAGTATTGGAGTCAATGTCTGAGGCCGAGATAAGAAGTTTAGCGGGATTGATTGGTGCGAAGCCAACGTCTGCGCCAGTTGTTACACCTATTAATCCAGTAAAATAATGGCTTGTTGCAGTTGTCAATTCATAACACAAACAGATTTTTATGGCATTGTGCCGCTTTCAAGAAACGTTGAGAGCGAGGACATTGATATTGCTATAAAGAACGCACAAATAACATACATTAACCAATTGCTTTGTCAAGATTTATTCGACGAGTTATGCCAACAAATCACAGACGAAGACATAAGCATCGCAAATGAGGAATTATTGTGCTATTTAAGAAAAGTGCATGTTTGCTATGCGTTTGGAGACTTTTTGTTTTTCCATCCAGTGCAAGTTACAAAGGAAAGCGTTGTGCGAAAGGTTACAGATGAGAGCGAATTTATTGATTTTGATACTAACGAAAAGCAAGCAAGTTACTGGAGACAAATTGCTAAAAATTATGCGAGGGAAATGTTTGAATGGCTAAAGCTAAACGAAAATTTGAATCCGCTATACGACCAAGCATCGTGCAATAATTGCGATGAGACTAAGAATTTAGAAAACTGGGGCATATCTTAAATGGTAGTCATTGACGCAAATATTGACACCAAAGTTACTCTATTTTTAGAGGAATCATTTAGCTTTTATCTATTCCAATTTACAAGGAATAATGGATGCGATGAGTTTGTTGACGTATTTACTGCGGTTGAATGCGATTTTTATTCATTCATTGTGAATGTGGATTTACCAACTGGGTTTTGGAGTTTGAAAGTTTATGGACAAGACGATTATTCAAACTTAAATCCTGCAAATGCAACTTTAGTATTTGAGGACATGGCCAGAATAATCAATTTAGCAGATGAGTGTTTATTATGAGAAATTGGATTGTTAAAAGTTTAGACGTTATTATCATTTATTTAGTTACCTATTTTGCTCCGACATTCTCTGTATTGATGGGAATCAGCTTTTTGGTGCTAATTGATTTTATCACTGGCATGGTTGCCGCTTATAAAAGAGGCGAAGCCATTACAAGCCGTAAAATGAGGCCAACCATTACCAAAGGCATGGGATACATGTTTGCAATCTTAGCAGCACACATTTTTCAAAAGCATTTTTTGCCAACTATTGAGGTCATGAAGATTGTTTCTGGTTTAATTGCGTTTATAGAGTTAAAGTCTCTGGACGAAAACCTAAAAGACATGACTGGCAAAAGTCTATTCAAGCAATTTTTCAAAGAGGGTAAATAATGAATTTAGCAAAACTGAAAGGGCATGTCCCAGACTCGGTCATTGCTCAGATTCCATTCATTCAAAGTAATTACAAAGTAAATACATTGCTAAGGCTTTCGCATTTTTTGGCTCAGTGTGGCCATGAGTCGGCCAATTTTAGAGCAGTCAAAGAAAATTTAAACTATTCGGCTGAGGGATTAAACAAAACATTCAAAAAATACTTTCCGACTTTAGA